CTGCCGACTGATAGCTCATGGACCCCACCGGGGCCATGTTCCAGCTTGTCCATCCGTCCCATGTCGCGGGCAGATCGCTCCATGTATCCGTGCCGTCCGGGGTGAGGTAGCCGGTCGCGGCGTCTACGCTGGATGCTGTTTTTGTCCCGAGAAAACCGGTGCGGTATTCGTCGTACTGAACCAGAGCATTGCCGATACGCGGATCGCCCAGGGTGCTGCTGATGTAAACCGCGTTGGTCGATTCACGCCCCCCCGTATCGACGGCTTTTATCGCCAGCTGATAATCGCCCGCCGCGAGCTGGTTGGATTCCCACGGTGAGTGAGTAACAAGCCCATCAGCCGCACTACTCCTGATAGTCGGGCCGTCCAATATGTCGGCCATGTTCGTGTCGTAGTCGGCGCCGGACGAGCCGATGCGCCACTTGATGCGGAACCCGGTAATGTCCGGCGGCGGATTGGTGATGGTCCACGAAAACTGACGTGTCCCGTCCGGTTCGCGGAGAACACGCAGCAGTTCAACGTCAGGCGGCGGACTCGTCTTACCGACCACCGTGTGAGTGACGATGTCCGACCATTCGCCCACCGTCCGGTCGATGAATCGATACCGTGCCCGGATCTTGTAGCCGACCGTTTCCGTCACCTCGTAGATCGACGCCGATAGCGTGTCGCCCGGGAGTAACGCTATAACCGACCAATCCGGCGTGGTTGACGGTCGGTATTGGACTTCGATGTTCTCGACCGAACTGCGGTTATTCAAGAAACCGAACGAAACAAGGATTCGGACCTGAAGCGTGCCGTCCTGCCCTCGCACCAACACCGACTCGTCACTGATGGCTTTGTCGATCACCGGCACCACGGCGCCAGGTGGCTGCGTGATGTATGTGCTGTACGGTGGTATGACCCCAGTGTCTGCGGTATAGATCGCCTCATTGTATGAATACGCCGTGATCGTCGCCGACAGGTCTTCGCCCGGGGTAATCGCATCCACGATCATCGGCATGCTTTCAAGCCCTGCCTCCCCGAACAGGGCCAGATCGCCGGCCGAAGGCGCGGAAGCAAGCGCGATCGGTGTCGTGAAAGTCAGCGTGGTATTTTCACCCGCCACCGTATTCACGGCGTGCAGGTTACTCGTGCCGTCACTGTACCGAATCCGTACCGAGTAGCTGGACCCGGACGCCATCGGCATGGCTTCATCCAGGTCGATGGATGTCGCGTTCGTTCCATCGTCAGTGACTGCTGTGATCCGAGAGGCACCAAGCCCAACCAGGATGGTGTCGTGGCTGAACTGAATCCGGTCGCCCTGAGTAATGGCGATCTGCTCGATGTCCGCCTGAAAGCTGAATATTTCCGGCCTCAGTCTCGCAACGGCGATGTGGTAGCGGCCTCCCTTCCAGACCTGGTCTTCGTCCGTGACGCCGGGCAGCTCCATTGTTTCGAAACGGGTAGCGTTGGTTTCGTCGTACCCGTCGTCGTAGACGATCCGCTCGTCGTTGGCCCAGCCCTGCGCCTCGTTCAGGTAGCGAATCCTGAACGCGTGCGGCATGTTGAGATAGGCTTTGCGCCCTGTGAACCCCCAGCTATTGCGCGGACTGAAGTGCTGGCGCGGCGTGCTCTGCTGTAAATCCCTAACCACCGACCACAGGCCGTTGATGTGCCTTGGCCGTCCACGCCCCGCTGCTGCTACATCGCGCAGGGTGTCCCATACGGTAGACGTGAAGTCGCGAACCATGTCGAACTTGCGTCCAGCTGCTTTACATTCACCGTGCCATGCCTCGATTTCCGTAAGATCCAGGCGGCTGCTGATCGATGGATCTTGTAGCTGGTACCCACCGCCAATCATGCCGACCGGCGTACCGTCCAGCAGAGATACCGCAGCCTGAGGTCGTAACGGCAAAGCGTTGCCAGGTCCCTCAAGGACCGTCCTGAACAGGCTAGCTGGATTGGCTGTTTCACGCGTAACCCACCGATCCAGGCTGCTATCGTAATCGGGCAGGATGCTGCTGGCCACGACGTTGAAGGTCCTCACCACGCCGCTTAGCTGGTCGGTCGCTTTGATCCTCATCGCAATCAATGCGGCATCAGGATGCATCACCGGATTGGTATTTGTTATCGACCGGAACGCAGACAGAAACACGTCGTCCTGATACGTCTGGTCCGTGCCATTGCTCGTCAAGTCGGCGGTCGTGCGCGTTATCCTGACGGTGTATTGATCGCGCGCCGGGAACCTGAACCTGAACCCCTTGCGGATCGTCTCGGGGCTCTTGGCGGACGCGTCCACCGTGCCGATCTTCGTGTACGAACCACCGGAGGCCAGCTTGTATTCAATGGTGACGATAACACCGACACTTCTGGTATCGCCCGATTTGTCGATTCTCAGCAAGCCGTTGGGATAGGTCAGGTCCAGCGAGAATTCATCAGTCCCCGTGCTGGTCGTCTGCTCGACAGGGCTTGACGGGCCGAGCAGTTTCTGACTCGGTTGAACTTCATCCACGGCACTCGGGAACAGGGTGATAGCTGTTACTGCGTTACCGGCCTGGTCAAGGTCACTGGTCCCGCCACACAGAATCTGGTATTCGACCCCGTCGAACTCGGACAGCGCCGTTTCGCCGAGTTTCAGGTTCGTTATCTGTAGATCTTTGTGCCCGACCAGAAAAAGCAGGCGGACGTACTGATCCTTGCCGACTATCTCGGTGTAGGGCTTGGCGGCGTACGGCGGCCAGTAGCGGTGCTTGCCGAGTATGAGCGGCATGGTACCAAAGGGCCGCAGTTCGTTCTGGCTGGCGGCTATGCTGAGTGTCGGGCTGCTCTGCGTCCCGGTGTCGAATTTAGGCTGAGCAATGGGGACCAGCGCATTAACAGCCAGGAACCCAACGGCATACAGGGCGGCTTGCACAACCGCAACTTGTCCTGCAGTCGCCGCCGAGCCGAATATCGCGGCGGCGGCGTACGGAGCTGCGACCGCCACCGCGACAGCCACCGCAATCAGCAGGAACGTCCGCAAAAAGTTTCCACCGCCACCAGCGGGCAGCACCTTAACGATGATGCTGACACCCACTTTCGGACGTGCAACCGTCCACATGTCGGGCCGGATCGCTACATCATCGAACAGGACCACGACGAACGGCCACAGCCTGCGCGGAACTCCGATGGTTTCCAGAATCTCGGCAACCGTGGACCCTGCCTGAACCTCAATCAGATCACGCTGAAGCGCAAACGGATTGGTCAGCGCGGTTACATTAAGTCGCGGTGCCGGTAGATTCTGAGCAGTCGATGTTTCCACACCATTCCTCGGTAGCGTTCGATGCACGACGGTTTGTTATCCACGTGCAGCATGTCTCTTTGATCCAGCGCAATGCTGACGTGGCGCGCCGCCCCCTGGTGACGGAACAGGATAACGTCACCACGCCGCACCTGCGTGACCTGGCGCCACATGTGGCGCATCTGGTCGCCGTCTGCGATTGACGGCAGGTCAATGCTGTATTCATCGCGGTAAAAGAGTCGGACCAGACCCCAGCATGAGCAGCCGTCGAGGCTGTCACCGTGAGCGTCCCAGGGGATGCCGATGTAGCGATTCAAAACAGACCCGGGAACATTGCCGCTGACATAATTCCGGCCGGGTAGGGTTCGGCTAAAAAATTATCCTGACTGAGCGTTCCGCTGATCGTGAGCGCGTCGTAGGTCACATCACGCAAAAGGTAATCGTTGGCCGAATATTCGACGGTATCCGGCGTGCTCGCCATGACGATTTCGATGGTCAGCCGCAGGGCGTCCGTCAGGCCCCGTATTTCGTCAATCAGCGAACGAGAAACGTTGTCAATCGATAGCCGCGCTTCGCTGATATTCCCCTGTTCGTCACTCGGCAGTTCCAATGAGAACGGGTAGCCGATGAACGTCCGCCCGCGGCTTACCACGTCCTCGCTGTTGTCCGTAAGCCAGATAGATGATCCACCGGGCACGTCTATCGAAAGCAGCAGAACAAAAACCTCTCCTGTCTCCTGCGCATTGATCGCGGCCAGAGCAGAAGTCGAAAGCGTGCGACTCACGGGATGATTTCCAGCGACAGTGCCGTCAACCAACGGCCACCACCGAGCGCCGCGTAATGCGGAGGACCTGTGAACCGGTAATTGGCCGCGCTACCCGTCACGTGATTGATCCAGGTGAAGGTGCCGGAAACCTGCATGGTGGTGCGGTAGAACGTTTCGAGCGTCGGTATCTCGGACGTGTCCAGCATGATCGACGCCTGCACCGTGTAGATCGCTGTCGTCGTCCGTCTGCGTACCTTGTCAGGGCCGTAGCTCATCGACGAACGAATGGCGGTGTCCTTCTCCTGTTGGTCGAAACCTGCGAGTAGCGGCGTCTGCGGGAGTGCTGAAGGCCAGGCGGTCATGATCTGCCTATCGGTTGATTACGCAGGCCGTACTTGCCGCGCATAGTCTTGTCGATGGCCCCGCCGTTGACGATGTTTCGGGCGACTTCCCCAATCACGATGTTTATCAGTTCGCGGCCGCTACCGTCGTTACTGCGCTGCACGGTGGCCTCCTGATTGGTGTTGTTGACCACGTTGACGGTAGTACCGCCGCCGCCGAGTTTTGAGCCGTTCGGAAAAACCTGTGATCCGCGCGGGAGATTGACCAGTTCCGGGCCGCTCTCGCCGACGATGGATAGGCCGCCAGGGGCGAACGACGTGCCGCTGGCGAATGCCGGGAACAGTCCGGATATACCGCCTGAGATGGCATTGCCGAGCGGTTGCGTTATTGTCTGGCGAAGCACTACTTTAGCAATGTCCTGCAGCAGCCCGTCGAGCACGTCGCTGAGCTTTTCGCCCTCAAGTACAGCGTTCTCGAATGAGGATTGAAAAGCGAAGCCAAGGTCAATCGCCGCGTCGCTGGCCTCCTTGGTGCTGTCTTCCATGTCAGCGAAACGCTTATCCGTCTCGTCCAGAGCGGCGAACACTGCGTCGGCGTAAGTGTCCCAGCCGATCTTTCCCTGTGTGAGCAGTTCGTCAATCGAAACGAGTTTTGTTTCCAGTGCCTCTATCGGGTTCAGTTGCTCGCGGAGCGACTGGGCCGTTTTGTCCAGCGATGTTTGCCACTCCACATATTCCTGGTTAGCGGCCTTTACGGCGTCTTCGCTGTTCTTTACCGCTTGCTCGAATTCCTTTTCCGCCTCAGTCTCGCGCTTTCGAGCAGCGGCGTCGTCTGCGTCTGTCACCAAACTAGGCGCCGGGAGCTCTCTCTGCGTGGCCGAGGTCTGCCCCTGCCCCTGCTTGAGCATGGTGATACGGGCTTTGCTAATGTTGGTCAGCTGCGTCTGCAGATTTATTTCGTTGCGCAGCGCGGCTGCCGTTTCCTCCGACGAAAGCCTGCCCGCCGATCTTGCCCTCTCCGATTCGTCAATGCGTTTGATCAGGCTTGCAATCGCGAGGTCTATCGCTTCAATCTGTGTCTTCGGTCCGGTGTCGAACGTACCGACAATGGCCTTGGACAGCCTAAGTATTCCTGCCGCAGCGGCTGTTATGAGCGGGGCCATTTCGATCAGCGCAGCGGTGAGCTGAACTTTGATGACGTTAGTCAGGGCTGAGAGTTTGTCCTTTGCTTCCGTCGCGTTCTGGATCAGGTCCTCATCGAGGACCGCCCCAATGCTGTTCGCTTCGGCGCGCAACCGCTGGATGCCACCGACGCCTTCCGCGAGCAGCAGACGCAGCTTCGGTCCGGCGTCATCACCGAACAGCTGTGCCGCCAGCGCCGCTTTGCGCGAATCAGAACTGATCTTATCGAACTGGACCGACAGGTCTCCGAAGATATCCTCGGTGCGGCGGACGTTGCCGGCCGAGTCGAGTATCTCGATGTTCAGCGCCTTCAGTGCTTTGGCCGCGGGACCGGCGCCGCTGTTGGCAAATTCACCTATCCGACGCGTAAACCGACGAAAACCTTCATCGATCTGAGTTACCGTTATTCCGACCTGGTCGCCGGCAAAGCGCAGCTCCTGCAGGAATGTGGTCGAGAGGCCGGCCGCCTTCGCGGCTTTGTCGATGCTGTCAGCGAAATCCAGCGAACTGCGGATCGCGGTCGCAAACACGCCAACGGACAGAACAGCCCCGAGTTTAACCGCGGCGGAACGGAACTTTTTGACGTTGCCTTCTGCGCTCTGAAATGCAGCTTTTGTCTTGTCGATGGCCCTTATTGTGACTTTTGCTTCATCGGCCATTTTTGCTTGCCTCTACGTAGCCCCTGATTACGCTGATCTCATGCACCAGCATATCCAGGTCCATGACCTCGTACACATCGGACAGCGCCAGTACCTGCGTCCAGTCGACCGGCCTTTCTATCAGATTCCATATCTTGACGGCCGTCGGGGATGGGGACGGGCCGGGCTTCGCGTCCGGGAAATCACAGCGTTGAAGCCAGGCCGTCAGTCGTTTCCCGAGTCGGTTTTCCCCTGCGTGTAGTTGACGTAGGCTTCGGTTATCGCCTTCATAATCGGCGGCCAGAACTCCGACCTGTCAGCGCACCAATCCGCCCACAACTCTTTGCTGAACGTCGCCGGATCGGAAGCGCCGCCCGGAATCAGCACCGCTTCCGTTACGTTGTCCGACCAGCCGCAAACGAACTCGACGGCAACATCGAAAGCGGTGTAGTCGCCCTGGATTTTTGCCGCCTCAATCTCCGTCGGTCGTCTGAAGGTAAACGTGTAGTCGCCGACCTTGACCGTTCCCTGTCGCGCCTTACGCCGCCTTGCCAGGAGAACATCAGATTCCATACGGCACCGGGCGCTTCACCGCAGTAAAAGTAAACGGCGCGGTTACAGCCTGCCCCTGCGATGCCTGGAAGCCTTCGCCGGCCGCCCACTTGGCGTTTGCGATCCACTGCTCGCCACTGGCCCACGTCACCCGAAGCACAGCAGGCGTCCTTGCTCGCGTATAACCGCGAACCAGCGTCATCGCTTCAAGCCCCGGGTTGAACAGGGCATCGATGCTGCCCTTGATCGCGCCGACCAGGCCGGGTTCGATCTGCTCCTGCGTATCGATCAGCGTTGTTACAGGGATGTCAGGCGGCTCGGCCTCCGGCGCTGATACGTTGGTCGCGTTGCTGATCGTCGACCACACTGTAACTTCTTGGGCGGTGCCGGCCGAAAACGTGGAATAGTCCGTGGTGTCGATGCCTTCCAGCTCGAAGGTGTCGAGGGTCTTGTTCGCTACCCGGACCGCCTGGCCGTCCAGCTCAACCATGCCGGCACTCGCCGAGAGGACGAGCACTGTTCCGTTAGACAGGCCATGCCCTACTGAAGTAACCACTCCCGGGCTTGCTTTCGTGATGCCCGTGATAGTGATGGCCGATCCCAGGGTTTTTTGAATTTCGGTTGTAACACCGATGCCTACCAATGCCATGACAGTTCTCCTTAAGTCACCGGCGTATCAGGTGCGCCGACTGCGGTTAGATAATCGACCGTATAGGTCAGTTTGATGGAGCCCGTAACACCATCGGCGTCATCGTTCAGCGCCTTCTCGGTCGATACGAGCGTCGAACCAAGGGCGATGCCGCCAAGGCTCACATTCGCGGCCATCGCCACCTCAACTTCCGAGGCTATTTTGTTAAGCTCGACGCTGACAGCGGCGTCCGTCGTGTTGGCTGAGTGTCCATTGATTTCAATCGTAAGTTGCCGATACAGGTGACCAAATGGGCTCTGTTCCTGTATCACGGTTTCGTCCTGGTCTGTGACCGTCAAGCCGGGCACATCGGCATCAGCCAGTGGCGCCGTGCGCGAGGGGAACACCTTTGCGCCCGTCGTCGTTAAGCCTGTTACAGCGGCAGTGGTAGCGGCAATTACCTGCTGGCGAACGTGCGTCATGTCGCGAGCACCACCAAGGCCGTCCCGTCGTGATTCTGCTCAATACTGCGGGCGGTGTAGGTCACTCCGTCTATCAAAAACGTATCGCTGACCGCCAGCGCCGGAACATCGCTATTCTTCACAGTTGCCACCGGCCGGCTGGATGCGAACGATTCATCGAACGGGGTCGACTCCGTGTATTCCCTGGAGAAAATGACCCCTATCGTCTCCCCGCCGTTGTAGACGGCATCCTGGCGAAACGCGGTCATCACAGCGTCCACGGCTAGATCTGCAATAGTTTTCCACCCCACCGTGATTCCCTCGATTGTTCGCGCGCAATAAAAAGCGCCCCGAAGGGCGCTGAATTATCAAGTGATTGTTACGCGGTCAGCGCGGTGGCAACGCCTGTCAGCTTCACGCGGATGGTGGTGACCCCGTTGCCGGCGGCCTCCCAGGCGGTGCCGCACAGGAAGTCACCGGTCGCAGGCGTGGCCGCATCATCGTCAACTTTTGCTGCCGACGCATCCCAGTAGACCGCTCCACCCTGGGCGATCACGGCCGCACTGACTTTCGGCAGGATATGCACGCCGGTGGTGTTCAGGACTCCAGTACCCGTGGTGGCGGCGATGTCGTCGCGCGCGACGCACAGCATGCCGGTCTTGGTATCTTTGATAACAACCGGGTCGCCTGATGCGATGGCGGCGCCGGTGTTGCTGTAGTCGATGGTGTTGCCGTCTTCAACATATTTTGTGGTCATTTCGTCGTCCTCTTAAAATAGAATCCGTATAAAAAACCCGCCTTACGGCGGGCTGTCAGGGATTACTGGATTGGGTTAGCCGGGGTTTTTGGCCAGGCCACGGAAATCGAGCGCCTTGGCAGCGGCATCGATCCGAACCTTGAACTCGACGCCATCGACGGACCAGCCGGTCCGCTGCTCCAGCACCGGGGTTTGCATGCCGTCGAGGTAGGACACCTCGATAGTGTCATTCGACGCCGGATTGGCAGCGCCGTACCAGACCGACGCGCTGGCAGCGTCCAGGCGAGCGTCGGAAACGACGCCGAATGTTCCGCGGACGATGTTCGGCAGGGTACTGGTCTTGGCCGCCACGACCTCCTTGTCGGATTCCATAGCCAACCGAGAAGCCCCTTCCAGAGCCATCGGGACGATCAGGTTTTGGAGTCGGATGTTCAGCGCCCCTGCATTGCCACCCGGGCCTGTTTGCGTGGCCATAGCTCCCCGCATCGCATCGATAGTGGCCGTCAGCGGAGCGCCACCGGTCAGCAAGTTTTTGTGGTTGGCATGAAACAGCGCGGTACCATCCGCCATCGCCGCGTTGTCGGTCAGAATGGCATACACCAGATCGCCGACCGTGCGAATCGCTGCGCGACCCATCTTCTGCGGGACTCGGGTAAAGACGCCCATGTCGTCGTTGATGATGGCCTGGCGGTCGATGCTGAATAGCTCGCCGTAGGTGGCCAGCTGAACAGTTTCGCTGCGGTCGCCGGTGGTGATGTACTTGTACTCGGCGCCGGGCCGGACCTCGCGCAGCGACGGGAAGGTGTTGATATCCACCCGGGTCGCTATTTTGAAGTCGGTCAGCGTGCCGATGCTAGTCCACTGCTGGAACGTTTCCTCGGCCTCCTCGTAACCCTTCAGCGTCGACTTGTTGGCGACGTTGGACAGGACGTTAGCGAAGTCGCCCGTGCCGTGAGTGAAGGCACGGCCGACCATCTCCATTGCAGACATCCCGCGAGTGTTCACGTTGTGGATGTGCAGCGACTCCCGAGCCAGTTCACGCAGGCTGTAACCGCGCATCTCGTTGCCGATGTCGTTGTCGGACTGCATACCTGAGCGCACCAGGATCGACGCCTCGGCACCTGTACGGAACTTGTCGACCGAGTCTTCGCCCATGCGGATGTCGTGCTGCGAACGGGTTTCCTGCGCCTCGTCCTTTTCGGCCATTTTGGTGAAGATTTCGGCGCGGGCCTCGTCGATGGTAACGCCCCGCTCGACCAGGTCGGTTGCGAGCTTTGCGTCAAGCCCGGAAATCCGGACGGCATCGTTGATATCGGCTGTGCGTTTCCGCTCCTGCTGCGCGGCTTTGCGTTCGATCTCTTTCACGTTCACGGGAGCGGGACCATTATCAGTGGCGCCCCGCTGCGTCTCCTGCTCGTCCTCATTCTGGACAGTGCTGGTTTCGTCAGTCATAACAGTTTCCTCGTTTGGTTGCGCGCCGGGCGCACGGATAATAGTGCACGGGTTGGTCTTGCCGCCTTCGGAACGGAACCCTGCACCGTCGTCCGCTCCGATGGGTACTACCGATAACTCCAGCGGTTCCCAATCAACCGCTCGAAGTGTTCTAACCTTGTCGTCGTCCTGCTGTACTTCTTCGTACCGGTACACCCGGTAGCCGACACTGATGTTCTGCAGAATGCCGTTAATCACGTCGCGGAAGATCGGCTCCACATCTTCACGGTCAGAGAACCGGACCGTGGCCCGCCCCTCCTTGCCGTCGACGGTTGCCGTCTCAACCACCCCGATCACGTCGCGCAGATCAAAGCTGCCGTGTGCGTTCAGGAGTGGAGCGCCGTTATTCAGTCGATCAAGCCGAACGGCCGAGGCATCAAGATCCAGTTCCTCGAAATACGGCTCATCGAAAAATGGCTGGCGGTACACACGCGCACCGGTGGTCCAGACGATGCCAACGGTTCGCGCTTCGGCGTTCGCCGTTTCCGGCACGAAGGCGGCGCGCATCGCCATCACGGGGGCTTCAACTGTCTTCTTGCGGGTCTGTCGTCTCATTGGTCGTGTCCTGTGATGTTGATACGGAGCTGCCATTGCCGGTCGTCTTGCGCGGGTCACTGTCCAGCGTCAGACCCAGATCATCCAGCAGCAGCATGTCATCGCGGTATTCTTCCAGATGGCGACGCGGGTCAACGCCTTCGGCGCGAAGCATTCCGGAGATCGTCGTTTGGCCTGACCGGATCTTGTCCTTAATCGCCTTGACCTCCTTGGTCGGGTCAATCATTTCCCGGCGCGGGACGCCCCATTTCACGGAAGCGCCCGCCGTTCTCGTGCCGCTAATCTCGGCCGTCTCCAGAAACCACGCCGCAACGCGCTGGCAGCCCATCGGGATCATCATCTGCAGTCGCCAGGCATCGAGATTGCGCTGGAATTCCAGCCAGCCCATGCGGCCACTGGAGAAATTAACCTCACTGTAATTCATAGCGAGAGCTTCAAACGGGATGCCATAACCCGCCGCCACAGCGTGCAGGTTGACGCTGGAATATTCCGAGTAGCCGTCGACGCCGGGCGGTGCGGCGAACTTCACGTCACGCCCCTGGCCAATGTACTCGATCATCGCCGGCTCGATCTTGTCTACCAGCGGGTTGTCACTCTTGACGCCATCAGGACCCGTCATCTGCTGGGGTGCGAATTCGTTGTCGACGACGAACACGGCGAACGCCGCCGCGATCTTCTGCCGCATCAGCTGGGCATCTTCATACTCGTCAAAGTCGCGCAGCCGGATAATGACCGGCGCACCCCACGGCACCCCATCCACCTGTCCGGGACGGTCGACTCGATAGATGTGCGCGACGTTGGCCGCATCGACGCGGCTCGATGTGAAACCGCGAAGCCGTAGAACTTCGCCCGGGTGCTCAGGGTACAGCCAGAACGCGGCCAGTCGCCCGAGCGGGTCGTATTCCTTGCCGCCAACAATCCGCCCGCCATTGCGCAGCGGGCCATCCCTCGTTCGATCAAGGAAATCCGGCTCAAGCGTCTGCAGCTGGAATGGAAGCGGAAGCCCGTCAGATGACCGCCTGCTCCGACGACGAACCAGCACTGAGCCGGACTCCGCGACAGTCTTCGCCCATAGATTCTGCAGCCCATAAAGATCATGCATGCCGTCAGCGTCGATGGCGGTGGTATCCAGATGATCGACCGCGAGGGATTCCAGTCGCTGCGTCTGCTGATTGCTGACGCCTTTGAAATGCGGCGTCAGCCCGCCGCCGATCATGTTATGCGCGATGACGCGGACTGCTGATGCCGCGTACGGGTTGTCTCTGACCAAGGCCCGGTGTCGCGCGCGCAGCATGTCCAGACTGTTGATGACCTCGGCGTTGGCGCTGCTGCCCGTGGTGCGCCAGCCCTCCGTACGACGACCCATGCTTGCGCCCTCGTATTTCCGCGACGCCTGGTTCTCGCGCACGACGTCCTGAATCATTCGCGCACGCGTCCGGCGCAGCCCAGCCTCGGGACTGAACCAGCTGATGATCTTGTCGAGTCGGTTCATTACAGGCCTTTGCTGTAACTGACGTAGCGACGCTTGACGGTACCGGTGCCCAGCTCGCTGCGCATGGACTCCAGCAACTGGATCATCTCAGCCTGAGACCGGTACGTAACGGTCTTGCCGTCCGAGTGCCGGACCGTCAGCACGCCAGCGGCGACAGCGGCTTCGAGGGCGTCGTGTTGTGCTTGTGTGTAGGCCATTACCAGTAGCTGCTCCGTCGTCTCAAAATACCGTCTTTAACGTACGTACCGTCCGCGTTTGGCTTTTCAGCGGGCGGCGGTGATTCAGG